CAGGAGTTGAAGAAGATTTAAGTACTGTGCAGTTTAGAGAAGAGGGAGGAACAATACGTACTTATACAGCAATTCCTTTACAAGCTCAAGGATTTAAAAATGATCCTTCAGGAACGAGTGCTAGACCTACTATTTCTTTCGCAAATGCATCAAATATTTTTAAAAATTCAATAACAAATTATGAAAATTTACTGGGAGCAAAGTTAACAAGAAGAACAACTTTAAAAAAATATTTAGTCGGAGAAAGCGGAGATAGTACTCCTCCTGTAGAATTTCCAAAGCAAGTTTTTATATTTGACAGAATATCAGCACATACAAAAACTGTAATTTCTTTTGAATGTTCTACTCCTTATGATTTGCAAGGAATTACTCTCCCCAAAAGACAAGTTATAGCAAATGCATGTCCATGGATTTATCAAGGAGCAGACTATACTTTGAATGAATATGAAAAAGTAGGTGCCTGTACATGGAACAGAGAAAGTAATTATAAAGCAGCATATAAAACAGGATTAGATGGAACAACAGAATACATATCTTTAGTAAATTTAGACAATGAATACATAGTACCTGGCAGTGGAGAAAGTGGAGCAATTACTTTTTCATCAACAGTAAGTAGTATAACAAAAAATAGTTATTATACTACAAATACTACCTTAGGAGGTTCTGTAAGAAGATTAAATAAAGATGGAAGTATTGATACTTCTGCAGACAGCACTACAGTTCCTAATTACTGGCAAGCTCTTGATACAAGTACTTCTCCAGGAACTTTAAATGATTCAAATGGATTAGTAAAAAGAATTAGAGTTTGGGATACTTATAGTGCTTCAACTACTTATTATGCCTATACTGATGATAGATATAACGATTATGTAAGATATACCTCTGGAGGTTTAACAAAACTATGGAAAGCAAAAAAGACCTCTGTAGGACAAACTCCTGAATTTGGAGACTATTGGGAGCCAGGAGACGTATGCTCCAAAACACTAACAGGTTGCAAAATGAGATATGGATTTGATCCTATATCTGTAGGAACTGCAACTACAACTGGAAAAGCGACTCCAAGCACAGAGGTAGTATTACCGTTTGGAGGTTTCCCAGGTTCAAAGAAATTCTCGTAATGCAATTTTTAGACGAGATGTATGAAGCAGCAAAGAAAGCTGCTCCCAGGGAAATGTGCGGACTTGTAATCCAACAAAATGACGTAGAAAAATGGATTTTATGTCAAAATATTTCCGAAGATAAAGATGACTTTGAAATTGACCCAAAGGTTTTCGTTCAATATCAACTTACTTCAAAAATATTATATGTAGTGCATAGTCATTACAATCAAAAAAATTTAAAAGCAAGCATTTATGATGTGAACAATTGTAACGCGGTGAATATACCTTATTTAATTATAGGTTATCCACAAAAGGAATATATTATAGTAGAGCCAAAATGACAAGAACAATATACTTAAATGGAAAAATGGGCGAACTTTTTGGAAAAGTTTGGAAACTAAATGCAGCAACTGTAGCAGAGTGCATGCATGGTATCGACTGTCAAAGAGAAGGAAAGTTAAAAAAATATTTATTAGACTGTACTGAAAAAGGAATAATGTTTACAGTTCAAAGAGGAGAAGAGTTTCTTGACTATGATAACTTGCAAATGAATTTAGCAGAAGATGATTTAATCATTACTCCAGTTCCAGCAGGTTCTGCAAATAAACTTGGGAAACTTATCGCTGGATTCTTTCTAATGGTAGTAGGAGCCGCATTTCTTATAAGTTCGGGCGGAACCCTTGGGTGGGAATTAATTGGAGGTGTATTATTCGGCATGGTAGGTTCGGCATTAGTAAACTCAGCTTTAGCAGAATATATGGCACCGAAAAAAGGCATAGAACGAGGAGATGCATTTCTTTTTGACGGTCCTGTAAATACAGTTAAAGAAGGACTACCTGTGCCTCTTGCCTATGGACAGGTATTAGTTGGAGGAGCAACAATTGCTTTTGGATTTACTAATAGAGAAGTCACTGCCCAGTCAGGATTTAAATTTTCTAGAAATACTGGCGGAGTTACTTATTCAAGTACTCAAAGTCCTCCAAATTCTGCAGCTCCAACAGTAGCAGAAGCCACTACTCCTTCAGGAGTCTCAGCACAGCAACCTATTCAAATTGATACAGTACAAGATAAAGGGGAGCAATAATGGCAGGGCAAGGAGGCAGAGGAAACGATTATAGTGATAGTCCTAATAATTCAACAACTAATAGAAATCAAAGTGAGTATAATAGCTTTAATACTAAATTAAATACAGAAAAACAAAGTGCTGTAGCTGTAGATGTGTTATCAGAAGGCCCAATTTATGGTTTAGTTGACGATGCCAGTTCAGTTTTATTAAATGGGGTACCAATTTTAGACCCTGTAACTAAAATAAATTATGGAGCAACTACTTCAAATAATGTAAGTTATGTAGCAAGTACAAGAACTGTAACAGATAATAATAGCACTTTATTTAATAATAAAGAGGTTTCAGATGGCACATATACTATAGGAATAGAAGGAGCACTTGATTCAGCTTCTGGAATAATTAGCACTACAGCAGGAAGTACTACAGTAACTGCAAGTTCCAGTTTCTTTACAGATGCTCATGTAGGAGTAGGTAAAAATAAACCTGTTATAACAATTCCTGGAGCAGGAGCAGGTGGAAGTAGTTATAAAGGCACTATCACTCAAAGAACAAGTGGAACTCAAGTATCTGTAATGCCTCCTGTTTCAACTTCTGTATCTTCAGCTAATGCAACAATTGATTTGATAGCAGATATATCTTCTATCTCTGGTAATACAGCAGTTTTAGCTGGCTCAGGAACTTTAGGAAGAAATGTTTCAAATGTTTTTGCAAGTTTAGAAACTCCTACAGTTAGTAGCTCTACTTCTTCTAATAGATGGAATTACGAAGATGCTGGATTTGCTTTTAGGTCAGGTACAAGAGACCAACCTTATTTAGCATTACCGGGAAGTGTTGGAACAAACTCTCTAACTACAAATATATCTCAGACTTTAAATACTACTGATTTTAATGCTATTACTTTTAATGGAAGTTCAATTTTTCCTTCAGGATATGTAGCGAGCGGTGGATGGACAAATATAACTGAGCCTGATGCAGCAAGACTAACATTTACAAGTGATGGAATGGCGATACCTGAACCTGGTGAAATAGATGCAATAAAAGTTACTATAAAATTTCCAAATGGTTTATTAGGTCAAAAGCCAAAAGATGGACATGAAGAACAAGGTTTTTGTGAGTTTCAAATACTTTTTGAATATTCACTTACAGGAGATTTTACAGACACTCAAACTTACGTAGCTTATGGCCGTTCAGACCAAGAATTATCAAATAGAAGTCCTTTACCTGGTACAAGTGCAGATAGTTTTGGTGGGCATGCAGGTACATTTGGAGGCACAGGAACTGTTAGAAAGAAAACAAAAACTCCTTTTGTTCAAACTTTTTCATGGGATGTAAGTCAGTTTCACCCTTTTAAAAAATATAGAATAAAAATAGCAAAAATAACTCCTACAAATGGATTTAATGAAAGAAGATATTGGTATAATGCTACTCAAGTTCAGTCAATACAGAATATAATTACAGATAAAACTTCTTACCCTTATACAGCTTATGGAGCAGTAATCTTTGGAGCAAAAGAATTTACTTCTCCTCCAAGAAGAGGGTATGAGATTAGAGGGCTTCAAGTAAAAGTTCCTACAAACTATTTTGCAAGGCACGAGTTAGGAGAAGGTAGTAATGCTTCTTACACAAGAAAAGTTACTAACAATACTACTGTAACAAATGAAAGCGACTATCAAGACTGGGACGGAAATTTTAGAGGAGATATAAAAACTTTTACAAATCCTAATCACTCAAACTATGCTCCTGTCTGGACAGATAATCCTGTATGGATACTTTTAGACATTTTAACAAATGATAGATACGGTCTTGGAAAATTTGTAGACCCTTTAGATGACTTTTCTTATATTGACAAGTTTCAATTATTTCAGATAGCAAAATATTGTGATGAACTTGTACCAGATGGAAAAGGAGGTACAGAACCAAGATTTACTGCAAATTTATATTTATCTAAGTTAGAGGATGCTCAAAAAGTAGTTTCTGATTTATTAAGTGTATTTAGAGGTTTATTAATCTGGTTTAATGGAAAGTTTAGCCCTTCAATAAATGCTTATAAAAGTCCTGTATATACTTTTACAAAAGGCAATGTTATAGATGGTCTTTTTTCTTATCAATCAAGTTCTACAAGATTTCGTTCAAATCAAATAAGAGTTACTTGGAATAATCCTGAAAATAATTATACTCAAGCTGTAGAAATTGTAGAAGATACTCAACATATTTTAGAAACAGGAAAAATAATTTCAAAAGATGTAGTAGCTACTGGATGTACAAGTCAAGGTCAAGCTCATAGATTTGGTAAGTGGCATATACTCACAGAAAAACTTGAAAAGGAAGTTGTAACTTTTGCTACAGGTCTTAATGCAATTACTTTAAAACCTGGAGATGTTATTGAAGTACAAGATGCAGACCGTAATGACACACAACTATCTGGAAGAGTCTCAAGTTCAGGAACAAGAAGCACAACAGTAGTACCTTTAGACAGAGAAATTAGTTTAAATACTTCTACAAAGTCTTATGTTTTAAATTTAATATATCCTAAAGGTGGAGCCTATTTACAACAAGAAAAAGCAACTATAAATTCAACGTCATATACTTTAGGAGACTTAGTACTCTTAGATGAAAGTGGTTCAGCAATAGATACCTTTGAAAAAGCAGCAAATGTTAAAGATGATTCTGGTAATTTAGTACAACTATATTGGTCGGAGTCAGTGAGAGTAGAAAGCAAACCTGTAGACAGTTTTACAAGCACGTCTGTAACAGTAAGTTCAGCTTTTTCGGAGACTCCGAATGCTGAAGTAATTTGGTCTTTAACATCTACTACTATCGCAACTGGAGAAGAAGAAGTAGATGTTTCTCCAAAAGAGTATATTATTATAAGAACAGAAGAAAAAGAAAAAAATCTTATAAGTATTGCAGCTGCTGAATATTCTGATAAAAAATTCGAATTAATTGATAGAGGATATACAACAGAGATTGTACCTCAACATTTAAAACCTCCTGTAAGAACTGAAACCGTTCCCCCAGTAGAGTCTTTAGTCGCTTCAATATCACAAAGTTCTATAGAAACTTCTGCAGATAGTGTAACTAATAATAGAGCGGATTTATTAATAAGTTGGCAACAGCCTTTACAAATTAGACAAAGTACTTCTTCAATAATTTCTGGGGATGTAAGTAGTAGTAGTTCTGTAACTTTAAGTGCAGCAAATGATAATATAGAAGTTGGAATGAGAGTACGACAT